GGCCAGAAGGCTGCGCCATATGAACTCATACAGCTCCATTGACCTGAAGGATGAGTACATCAGGGTATGGGATGCCAAGGGTGGGAAGCCCCGGTCTGTTCCCTTGACAGCTCGGCTGCTGGAACTCCTGAAGGTGAAGCCGGAAGGATTAGCATTTCCTGGTATGTCACCGAGTCAGGTGCGGGTGGCATGGGCCAAGTTCAGGAAGCACATGAAGCTGGAGGATGACACCGAGTTCACCCCTCATGCTCTCAGGCACTCCTGCGCTACCCGTCTGCTTCAGGCCACGAGTGATATCTATCTGGTCAAGGAATGGCTGGGCCACGCTGATGTTACTACCACGCAGCGCTACGCTCACATGTCCAGTGATAGGCTGGAGGCTGGTCGTGATGCGTTACAGGTTTTGATGCAAAATGGTCAGTAGAGACAGTAACTGTTACTCTATGGTAACCTGCCACATTCCTTCTAAGCGTATGATTCTTAGAGGGAATGTTGGTGGGCCGTGTAGGGGTCGAACCTACGACCTTGGGATTAAGAGTACTTGGTTACTACAGAGTAATCATCAGCTTACCGTAATTTTCCACGGGTTGCCCACTATATTGCCCTCAGTTTCCACCCTTAAGGGAGGGTGTTGGTGGGTGGTAATAGTGGTGGTGACCCCTCATAAAATCCTAAGTACCACCCTTAGTATAAACCCCTTAGGATTAACCCTAGTAATACTTAAGAATACATTAGGCTTTAACCTTAGTTATATCTATAGTTATATTCTAACTACTATATCCTTAAGTATTATCCTTAGGCTTCAACCTAAGTACTCCTTAGTAACTCTTAACGTGTTTGTCTTCACCCAACGGGTGCTGTCTTCCCCTGAGGGTGCGGCTTCTATTTGTCCAATACTTACTGCATCGTAACATAGAGGAGATTACAACTTGAAATACAATCACCCTGTTGCAGACTACCAAGACCAAGTGGAACTCGAAGATGAGTCCCGAGGCTTAGGTATTAAGAAATATCGGGAGAAGGTGGAAACATCTGACCCCGCTGACCTGCCCCCCGGCATCCGTATGATGCAGCTGTGCATCGAGCCTATGGCTGACTCCATTACTGAGTGGATGGAATCCAAGGGTGCCAACCGTAACGGTGCTCTGAAGAAATTCATTCGGGACTTCGATGGAGACCATAAGTCTGTGGCCTTTATCGTGCTCAGGAATGCCTTGGGTGCTATCAGTAAGCGTACCAACCTGACAGCTGCCGCCGGGAATATAGCCGGTGCTCTCGAGGATGAGCTACAGTACAGACACCTGAAGGAAAACCATAAGGGACTGTACATCAAGCTGCAGGAGCAGATGAAGTCTCAGGGTATCAATGCCCGACGCAGGCACACTGTTGTGACTCACACGGTGAACAAGTTTGATATCAGCATGCCACGCTGGGGTACCGAAAGGATTCAGCTGTCTGTGCGGCTGATTAAAATGGCTGCTGAAGTTACCGGCATGTTCGAGCTGAAGCGCAACCTAATCAGCAAGAAGAATACACCATATATCCTGGTACTCACCGAGAGAGGTAAGGAGTGGTTTGAGAATGCTCATGCAAGATGTGAGCTGCTTGACCCGCTGCACTTGCCAATGGTCGTACCACCAAATGATTGGAAGGGTATTACCGGTGGTGGTTACCTGACTGAGCGAGGGGTATTAACCAAGCTCATCAAGTCTCGCAACCTGAACTATCTCGAGGAGCTGCAGAACAGGCACATGCCTGAAGTGTACGACTCTATCAATGCGCTGCAGAAGACCTCATGGAGAATCAACAAGGGTGTCTACAAAGTACTGCGTGAGTGCTGGGAGATGGGTGGTAACCTCGGAAAGATACCTGCCCGGGAAGCCATAGAGCTGCCTGCATTCCCTGCTGATGGTGACACCAACAAGGTAGCCAAGACTGCATGGAAGCGTAAAGCTTCAGAGATACATGCATTGAACCACAGGTTGCAGGCCAAGCGCTTTGGTGTGTCACAGAAACTCTGGACTGCTGAGAAGTTCATGGACAGGGAGAGAATTTACTTTGTATACACCATGGATTGGCGAGGCAGGGTCTACCCTATGTCATCCTACGTGAATCCTCAGGCAGATGATTCTGGTAAGGCACTGCTGCAGTTCGCTGAAGGTAAGAAGCTGGGTGCTCACGGTGCATACTGGTTGGCTGTTCACATTGCTAACTGCTTTGGTGTTGACAAGGTCTCGCTGAATGACCGAGTGGAGTGGGTTCAACAGAATGAAGAACTCATACTGGACAGCGCCATTAATCCACTGGAAGGTCAGCGCTTCTGGACAGAGGCTGATAAGCCTTTCTGTGCTTTGGCTGCTTGCTTTGAATGGCTGGGCTATAACATCGAGGGTAACGACTACGTGTCTCACCTGCCTGTCGCCATGGACGGTAGCTGTAATGGACTGCAGAACTTAAGCGCCATGCTGAGGGATGAGGTCGGTGGTAAGGCTGTCAACTTGGTACCCGGGGAAGCTCCCAACGATATCTACCAGACTGTCTGTGATGCTGTCGTCAAGAAGATTGATGCCTGTGCTAAGCAACCTTTCGATTCGCTGGCAGATGGTGCCGAGCTGGATGAATGGAATCTGGCTGGCGCATGGATGGGCAAGGTGACCAGGAAAATAGTTAAGCGTCCTGTTATGACTCTGCCCTATGGTGCAGGCCGGTACGGTATGCGTGGTCAGATATTCGGTGAGCTGCAGAAAATGGCTGACGATGAAGGTATCGATTACCTTGGCCCTGAGGTTGATGGGTTCCAAGCTTCTGCTTATCTTGCTGGTGTTGTCTACGATGCTATCGGTGAGGTAGTGATAGCAGCTCGACAGGCTATGGATTGGTTACAAGATACAGCCCGGGTTGCCTCGAAGGATGGACTTCCAATTCACTGGACTACACCGGTCGGCTTCCCTGTTATGCAGGAATACAAGGATACCAAAACGGCAGAGATTCAGATTGCCATGGGTAGCCAACGTATGAGGTTGAAGCTTAAGCAGGAAGAGGAAGCTCTTGACAAGAGGCGTATGGCTCAAGGTATCTCCCCTAACTTTGTTCACAGTATGGATGCGTCACACCTGATGATGACAATCAACCTGTGCACTGAGGCTGGCATTGATGCGCTTGCCATGGTGCATGACTCCTACGGCACCCACGCTGCTGATGCAGATGACTTGGCCTACCTACTCAGGCAAGCATTCGTTGACCAGTACAGCATGGATACCCTCGGCATCCTGAAGGAAGAGATTGAGTCCCAGCTGGAACCAAAGCTGGCGAAGAAGATACCTGAGCTTCCCGGCACTGGCTCTTTAAATTTAGATGACGTAATGCGAAGCGATTATTTCTTTGCTTAATACTTACTACATCGTAACCTTTACCGGAGGTATAGTTATGCCAGAAGTAATTGCCAATACAATCGTGTTCGTCTTGTGGGTCTTCACTCCTAATGGTGCGGCCCCATTGCTTGAATCACCTGACAGGCAGATAGCTGTGCAGTACTACTGCATCCAGGAATGTGAGGTAGCTGAGCGGTGGGCAGAGCACCTGATAAAGCAGGACGTGAGATGCATCCCAACCCCATTACAACTGATGTAATCCTAAGTACCACCCTTAGTACAGACTAAACCCTGCTCCAGAAATGGTGCGGGGTTTTTCTTTTTCAGACGAGGAGAAAGTTATGGAATTTATGAAGATAGTACCGGTGGCTGCGAAGTATCAGCTGACGGTAACTGCCCGGGAGCTGGAGGTATTGATACGCATCATGGGCAACACCAACACCGACGATGACCTTCGGGCTTTAGCTCAGAGCGATATCTTGGACGAGCTGACCGATGACCAGAAGGCGCAACTCACTCAGAGCGTGTACGACGACCTCTGTGCAGCGCAGGTGCTCTGATGAATAAGCATTCGGTGGCTCCCTATCAGCCAAACATTAAACGCAGACCTCAACACAAGAGGAGTGTGCCGACCCATATGTTAGACAAGCTGAATAGTGTCGCACTGAAGTTAGTGCTGACCCTGTCCTATAAATTCATCGACGTTGTTCAGTCCAATGATAGTAAAGATATCCCCGAGAAGATTGTAGCCCTTGGTGTCATCTTGCTGCTGCTTTGCGAACGCTTTGGTATCCGACCTGCGCGAGTCCTAGAGATAGCCGGTCGATGCATGTCCACTGCGAGTGATGCAGAGAATAACTGGATGGTGCAGTTCGATGCTTTACGTACCTACATGGCGAAAGAGTTATGAGTCCAGAAGAATTGCAGCTGTTGAAAGTGATTCTTCTTTACTCCTCCTTCCTAGTGACCGTGTTACTGATGAGGTAAGAGAGATGACCACTAACCCTGAGTACGACCGAGCAGTATCCCTGCTTCGTGATGGTGAACCTTTACCGGTTGACCTCGAAGCTTCCCTGATGAACCAAGGCTATGACGTATCAGCCATGTATGAAAACCACCAACAATAGAGAGGAGACTACATGTCAAATCAGAAGTACTTTAACACCCCTGTGGGTGTGGCTATCTGGCCCAAGCTGGTCGATGCCGACGAGAAGTTTAACAAGTGGGGCGTGAAGCTTGCCCTGCCAGTTGATGATGAAGCCACGCAGGATTTCATTGAGCTGATTGATAAGCTTGCTGCCGATGCCCTTGAGAATACTATCAAGGAGAAGAAGGCTGCAGGTTTCACACCAGCAAAGCTGAAGAAAATTGTTGCTGCTGACCTGCCTTACGAATACGAAGAGGACGACGACGGTGAGCCTACCGGTCGTGTGCTATTCAACTTCAGTAAGAAGTCAATCATCCAGCGCAAGGATAAGGAAGACATCATCTGTTCTCCCCCGGGCCTGTTTGATGCGGCTGGCAAGAAGATTCCTGGTAAGCCACAGATTTGGGGTGGCTCAAAACTCATCGTTAACTTTGGCACCCGCGATTATTGGGTAGCCAAGATTGGTGCCGGTGTATCTCTGCAGCTCCGTGCTGTGCAGGTAATCGAGCTGGTCTCCGGTGGCGCAGCCACTGCTGAAGACTGCGGTTTCGAAGCACATGAAGGCGGCTACGTAGCTGACCAGACTGTTGCTGATGAAGCTCCGACTCCTGCAGCTGACACAGCTGATGAAGACAGCGACGACGAAGACTTCTAAGCCTGTTGCTTGTTTCTGTATCAAAGTAAATCCTGTCCCAGCCTCGCGCCCCCGGGTGCGTCGTTGGGGTGGGGCTTACTACGGTAAGAAGTACACAGCATGGAGAGAAGAAGCCGCCGCATTCTTGGAAGAAAATTTTCAGCCAAAACTGCGACCCCAACGTCCCTACTTTGTAATCATCGACCACTATGTTCGACGACCTCGAACATCCACAGCAATCCTCCCTGTTGGTGACATCGACAACTACGACAAGGCTGCACTCGACGCAATCGTTAAGGCAGAGCTGATGGTAGATGACCGATGGATATCTAAGAAGTCATCCAACTTGGAGTTCGCAAGGAACGAAGACGAGGTAGGTACCTACATTAAATATTTTGAAGACGAGAGGTACTGATGTCTGTAAAGAAAATCGTCAGTGTTGATTACATTGTAATCCACTGCGCTGCGACCAAGCCTTCAATGGATATTGGCGTAGAAGAGATTGACCGGTGGCACAGGCAGAGAGGATTCTTTGCAGTCGGCTACCACAAAGTAATACGCAGAGATGGAACTATCGAAGACGGTAGAGCTATCGATGTACGTGGCGCACATGCCAAAGGTTTCAACTCACGTTCAATCGGTATCTGTTTAGCTGGTGGTGTCTCTCAGGAGAACGCTAACAAGGCAGAGAATAATTTCACCGATGCTCAGTTCGATTCTCTTAAATATCTTATTAAACATTTCACTACCAAGTTTCCCAACGCTGAAGTCTTAGGTCACCGCGACCTGCCTAACGTGAACAAGGACTGTCCTTCGTTCGACGTACGCAAGTGGAGGGGTACAGGTACACCGGAGGTTTAACCATGGACTTTATAAGGAACTACGGAATGGAAGAGAGAAAGTTCTCCCTGTTCAATACGCACCGCTGGTCTGACCCTAATGAAAGACCGGAGTGTTGTGACGTAGTGCCTGTCCTAATGGAAGGCCGGTTCAGCACAGGTCTCATTGACGCAACCCTGTTGTGTCTTGAGATGGACGGAAGCAAAGCTGCCCCCGGGTTCATGAAGCCTGAAGGTATTGTTATCTATCACAGCCATTCGAACACCCTGTTCAAGAAGACCATTGAGAAAGATGAAGTACCCAAGGCACTAGCCTAACTACCACCCATAGTACAAACAGAGTTCTTGTCTGGTTCGGCCCACTTCGGTGGGCCTTATTTTTTTATAGAGGAGATAAACATGCACGGCAATGCTGGAGCGTTAAAGAAGTTAACCCCTCCCTCAATCACAACCAACATGCGTGATGCGTTTCAACTGGCAGTCAATACCAGTGAGCGTAGTGCTGCTCGTGGACGAGTCATTCGTTCACTGCGGAGGAACCGTGGAGTAATCCACATGAAGCGCTGGACATTCTGGCGACGTAAGAAGCGTTGAGGGTATTAGTGGGATGCGAGTTCTCCCAAGTAGTAACAAACGGATTCAGGAAGCGAGGCCATGATGCATGGTCGTGCGACACCCTACCTACAGAGGGAGACCCGAGGTACCACCTTCAATGTGATGTACGAGAAGTACTACATGATGGATGGGACTTAGCAATATTTCACCCTGACTGCAAACGACTTTGCAACGCAGGTGTTAGGTGGCTAACAACAGAACCTAACCGTTTCATTGAGATGTATCAGGATGCACAGTTCTTCAAAGAATTACTGAACGCACCCATCGATAAAATTTGTATCGAAAACTCGAAGCCACATGGCTATGCCTTGGTAGCTATCAAACAGAAGTTCGACCAGATAGTTCAGCCATGGCAACACGGACACCCTGAATCAAAAGGTGTCTGCTTGTGGCTCAAGAATCTTTCACCACTGGAGGAAACCAACAACGTACGTGAGTACATGATGACGTTACCTAAGAAGGAACGTACTCGTGTCCACTACGCTGCGCCCGGGCCTGACCGGTGGAAAGAGAGAGCACGATTCTTCCCGGGTATTGCAGCCGCTATGGCTGAGCAATGGGGAGTCCTTTAAACCATAAAGAGGAGAAGCTTATGACACAAGCTCAAGCAGTACTGCAGCATATGAAGAAAAGCGAAACCAACAGCATCACTCGGCTACATGCCATGACGCTGTACAACGTCGCTAACCTTTATGCCGTAATCCTGGTTCTACGTAAGCGCGGTAACAACATTGTTACTGAGCACAAGAGTGACCTGAACGGTAACGCTTTCGTCCAGTACCGATTGGCAGCGTGAGCGAACCAACGGGGTTAAAGAAACATATGGCTCCCTCAGTGCGTAATGCGCTGGGGGATGCTCCCACTTCACACTACAACTGTCGTGCTGTTACCGAGAAGCGCGGTAAGAACGGCAGAGTAATTATCCCCGGCGTAGCTCGTCCCGGGAAAACCAAAAGAGATAAAACAAGGAGACAGCGTGACTCATGAAACCGATGCAGAATTTATCGAGCATATCCCTTGCTCGGAGTGCAGCTCATCTGATGGCTGTGCAGTTTACGATGATGGTCACATGTACTGCTTTAGCTGTGGTCACTACTTTCCTTCGGATGATGAGCAAGGCTCACCTTCGACTTCAGATAGCCAAAAGGATTCTAAGGGAACAGGAGGCTTCCTTGATGGGCAACCTAAGGAACTTGTAAAGCGTGGCATCTCCTACGAAACATGTCGGAAGTTTGATTACCTCGTCGGAACTAAGGGAGATACTAAAGTCCAGATTGCAAATTTCTACGACGCTAAACGACAGCTCGTCTTTCAGAAGATTAGAGACAGTAAGAAAAACTTCAGCGCACGAGGAAACATTAAGCTGGCACCCTTATTTGGACAGCACCTTTGGAAAGAAGGTGGCAAGAAGATTGTCATTACTGAGGGAGAGATTGATGCGTTGTCTGTTTCGCAGGCACAAGGAAATAAATGGCCTGTCGTGTCAATTCCAAATGGAACTAAGGGTGCAGCCAAAGCACTTAAGCGACAGCTGGAATTCCTTGAGTCCTACGATGAAGTCATTCTTATGTTCGACAATGATGAAGCAGGTAGAGAAGCAGTTGAGGAATGCGTTGAACTATTCACCCCCGGAAAGGTACGAGTTGCCAAACTTGAGGGAGCGAAAGACCCCAACGAATTGCTCGTTGCTGGTAAAAGCAGCGACATCATAACAGCCATATGGCAGGCCCGACCATGGACACCTGACGGTGTGGTCAATGGGCTGGACATGTGGGATGAAGTTACCAAGCCTGTGCAGTGGGGACTCTCGTATCCATGGGAGTCTATTACTCATGCAACCTACGGTATACGCCCCAACGAAATCATAACGCTGGGTGCTGGTACTGGCATGGGTAAGACAGAGTTCTTCAAAGAACTGTGTACTCACATGGTTGTCGAGCACAAGCAAAACATCGGAGTACTTTTCCTGGAAGAGGCTAACAGGGATACAGCCTTAGGAATCATGGGCAAGCATGCCTCAGTTCCATTTCATTTACCTGACGTTGAGTTCACTGAAGAACAAAAGCGTGAGGCTTACGACGCAACGATGGGTACCGGCAGGGTGTTCCTGTACGACTCATTCGGTTACACCGACTACGAGATTATCAAGTCTCGCATTCGTTACATGGTAGTGAGCTGTGGTTGCAAGACTATTTTCTTAGACCACATAACTGCCTTGGTATCTGGTGGCGCAGTACTCGATGAACGTCGAGAGCTGGATGCAATCATGACCGACCTCGCATCTCTTGTGCGCGAACTAAACGTGACGTTGTTTTTAATCTCACATCTTTCTACCCCTGAGGGTAAACCTCATGAGGAAGGTGGACGAGTTCAAATAAAACACTTCCGTGGTTCCCGGGCAATAGGTCAGTGGTCGAGCTTCATGATAGGCCTTGAGAGGAACCAACAGGATGAAGAAGAGAAAGGTATTACTACCTTCCGAATCCTTAAGGACAGGTACTCAGGCCGAGCTACTGGATTCACTACACACTTTGGGTACGACTATGAAACCGGACGACTGTTCGAGCATATGGAAAACCCATTCGACAATGAAGAAGAGAGAGGAGGTTCAAAAGATGAGCCGGATTTCTAGAGCAGTAAGATGCACAGGCAGTGAGCACTTGTCTGCTAAAGAAAGGCTGCCGGCATTCGCAGGCATCCTTGTAACCATGTCGCTGGCTGGAGTGCTGATTGGTTTCATGCATGTAGCCGAAGCTGCTGACCACTGTGTTGTGTTTTCGCTGGATGACTTAGGTCAGAGCGAGGACATGGACAGGTTCATGGAAGGTAACCCTGATGCAAGGGAAGTACCAATCACTGACGTAATGCCTGAGGCAACCCTTAGAGCATTCGGTGACTACAACCAATCCATGTTTGCAGCACGATGTGTTGCAGCTGTTGAGGAGTACGTCACTAAGAACTACCACTGTGTAGACCGTGACGTATATGCCGGTGATGACCCTTACCCGGGTCGCTGGGTTTGTCAGCACGATGCTGATGAGAACAACCTCGGCTATTGGGATGAAGAAGGTAATTGGGTTCTGTACCCGAGTGCCTGTCCTGATAATCCTGGTGGTGCTTCATTGGATGACACCTGCCCTTACGCCAATGTAATCGACAAGGAAAGCATTGGAGTACTGGAGTGAAACCTGAAGTAACAGGTAACCCTCAGTTAGATGAGGTAGTCCTGCAGGCTCGGGTGGAACTCGAGAAGGAAGCATTCCGTAAAGCGGTCGAGGAGTACAAGGAAGAACTCCGCAAGACCACAACCCTATGGGAGAAGTTATTCCCGTGGACAATTTCAATCGACATAAAGAGGAGATAAACATTGTTCGATATTAAAGCTGCACAGGACGAGGCGAAAAAAAAATCGCTGAGGAACGTGCAAAGAAAGCGAAGACAGCTCTCAAAGCAAAGCTGGCTTCCATCGCTGCTGCTGAGCAGGTCGTTGCTAACTTGAAGAGAGAGTATGACGCTTTGCTCGACGAGTTATCTAATGGCATCGATTAGGAACGGGTATCACGAGGAGTGGCAGGTACTTAATCGTCCCATGAAAGTTCATTGGGATGGTTTTGTATCTGACACTCTTACCCTTCAGAGGCGAGGCTGGTCTGTGCAGGTACATGAAGACCAGAGAGCAATGGTGACCATGGAAGCTCTCAAGCACCAACGAGCTGCCGAATCAAAGATAGAGGTAGTGGAGTCAGTAAAGATAATCACATTCGCTTCATGAACAGGAGAAACCAATGCTTGTATACGATATTGAAACTAATGCCATTGAGCATTGGCAGACCCTCGCAGGGCTGGAGGTAATTCACTGCGTCACTACTGAAGACACAGAGACAGGTGAAGTACTGAGGTTCAACGACCAGAACAATGGTCAAGGGAAACTTGAAGAAGGCTTCGACTTCATCATGAATGCTGAGGACGTAGCCGGTCACAACATTATCAAGTTCGATAACCCCGCTATCCGTACCTTCTATCCTTGGTTCAAACCTAAGGGAATCATATGGGACACCAACGTAATGTCGGCTGTCATGTACCCCGAGATGAAAGACTCTGACTTCCGTATGGCAAGGCTGCGTCAACGTAAAGGAAAGAAGTGGATTGAACCTCGCATGTATGGGAGGCACACCTTGGAGTCATGGGGTGCAAGACTTAACTGTCCTAAGGACGACTACAAGAATCGCTGCAAGGAATTAGGTATCGACCCATGGGCAGCATGGAACATCGACATGGAAGACTATTGTGTGCAGGACGTACACACCAACGTAGTCCTATTACTTCATCTACTGAAGAAAGGCTACAGCCCTGAATGTCTCAGGCTGGAGAATGATGTAGTTGAAATCATTCAACGACAGGAAGCTTTCGGTTTCCGCTTTGATGTTGAAGCGGGTGGGAAACTGTATGGTGAGCTGGCGCAGGGAAGAGAGAAGCAAGAAGCCGTGCTTCGTGAACAAATCAAACCGTGGTTCGCTCCCGGTAAGAAGTTCACACCTAAACGTGACAACAAGAAGATGGGTTACGTTGCCGGTGCTCCGCTCACTAAGATTGTACTGAAGACGTTCAACCCCGGCAGTGACCAGCAGGTAGGTGACAGGCTAATGAAGCTGTACGGCTGGAAGCCTTCTGAGTTCACACCAACAGGACAGCCTAAGGTCTCTGAAGAAATTCTCGAGACACTGGACTTTCCTGGTATTCAAGAAATCGTCAAGTACCTGATGCTCAACAAACGTGTCGGACAACTTGCCGAAGGTCAGAAGGCGTGGCTGAAGATGGAACGTAACGGACGCATGCATGGCACGGTGAACACCAACGGTGCGGTAACTGGTCGTATGACTCACACCGACCCTAACGTGGCACAAACACCAGCTGGTTACAGTCCCTACGGTAAAGAATGTCGCAGCCTATTCACAGTTGACGATATGCATTGTCTGCTGGGTTGTGATGCTGAAGGTCTGGAGTTACGTGCGCTTGGTAGCTACATGGCTAAGTACGATAAAGGTGCTTACACCGAGTCAGTTATCTCTGGCAAGAAAGAAGATGAGACTGATGCCCATAGCTTGACTAAGAAAGCTATCGGCCTCCGCTCGAGGGATAACGCTAAGACTTGGTTCTACGCTTTCATCTACGGAGCTGGGCCTTACACCTTAGGCATGACCGTGTATGACGACATGGATAAGGAGACCCGTCCGAAGTTCAGTAAGAAGTTAATCATGAGGCTGGGTAAAGAATCGCTCGAAGCTGTAGCGAAGAACTTACCTGCCCTTGGGAAACTCTCCGATGACATTAAGAAGGTCGCTAAGAAACGTGGTTACCTGAAAGGGCTGGACGGTCGTAAGTTACCAGTGCGTTCGCCACACGCAGCACTTAACACCCTGCTTCAATCAGCAGGCGCAGTAATCATGAAGAAGGCACTCGTGTTGTTAGACCAGAGGCTACAGGCCAAAGGTTATTTAAACACGGTAAGCACCATCGCTACTGCTGACGGGTACGACTACGAGTTCACTGCCAATGTTCATGATGAGTTTCAAATCGAGTGTGTCACCAGAGAGATAGCTGAAGCAATCGGCCCTATGGCTGCTCAGTCCATCACCGACGCTGGCACACATTTCAATTTTCGTTGTCCACTTGCAGGAGCTTTTGATATTGGAAAAACATGGGCAGAGACTCACTAAGTGAGCGCCACTAATAACGATAACCGGTTTGACCTTGACCTTGCCTTCGCTAACAAACAGGAAGGTGAGGTCTTGGAGATGTTCAACAACTCAAAGATTGAAGTGAAGTCTGAGAGAGGACGTTGGACACAATCCGGCAATATAGCAATCGAATACTTTTGCAGAGGTAAGCCTAGCGGTATCAATGTGACTGAAGCTGATTACTGGTTTCATAACTTAACCGTTTATGGAGAAACACTCTGCACCTTGGTATTCCCCGTAGACAAATTGAAACAGATACTACCGCTGATGGAGTGTAAGTCCGTTAACGCTGGCGACAAAGATGGTGGCACCGTAGGTGTAGCCAAATGTCACCTGCTTAACATCTCCAAGCTGTTCAGCACAACAAACCTTAAGAAGCTTCGTGCTTCAATATTCAACAGATAGTAACTATTACTGGAGATAACATGAGCACGACCGCACTCATTGATGGGGACATTATCGCCTTCCGCATGGCAGCTAGGCATGAGGAGAAGGTGCAGTTCCCCGGGTGTGAACCCACCTATGAAGTAAAGCCTGAAGGCCTGTACGAACACATTGATGAACTTATCGATGCGTGGTCTCACAAGGTGGGAGCAGACCACACCTTGGTAGCTTTAACCTCGCCGGATAACTGGCGAAAGAAAGTGCTGCCGAGTTACAAGGCCAACCGTATTGGAGTCCACGTACCTGCCCTGAGGAAGGATGCTGAGGACTACATACGTGAAACACAGGACTGCTGGGAAAGACCTACGCTGGAAGCTGATGACATTCTCGGAATACTGAGTACGCATAAGACACTCATCCCGGGGAAGAAAGTTATCTGCACCGTGGACAAAGACCTGAGGCAGATTCCTGGTTACTTCTACAATCCGATGAAAGGAGAGGTTGAACACATCTCAGCCAAGGAAGCCAACTACCAGTTCTACAAGCAGTGCCTGACCGGCGACACCGTCGATGGTTTCTACGGATGCCCGGGCATGGGGCCAAAGACTGCTGAGAAAATTCTTGATGCCTACCTTGCCGGTGAAGGTCGAGCCATGCTCCCACGCGAACATGAGTTTAAACGTGGCCCACGTAAGGGACAGACAGAGACCCGCTGGGAAGAAGTACCCCATGCTCACATATGGGAAATCATAGTGACCCACTACGAGAAGGCAGGCCTGACTGAGGCTGATGCCCTACAACAAGCCCGAGTCGCACGTATCTGCCGCGCCCGGGATTACGACTACAAACTGAAGGAGGTTAAACTTTGGACACCCCGTTAATTGGTATAACCGGTCGAGCACGTACCGGTAAAGATACCTCAGCCAACTACTTGGTGCAGGCCTTTGGGTTCAAGCAGGTTTCATTCGCTGCCCCTCTTAAGGCTGCTGCAGCTATCATGCTGGGTATCACTGAAGACATGGTCAATGGCACAGGCTACGACCGTGAAGAAGTGAATCCTGATTGGGGTTTCTCAGTCAGAGAGTTCCTACAGAAGCTTGGCACCGAAGGATGCCGCGAAGCTTTCCGTGAGGACTTCTGGATTAACCGAGCACGTATTGAAGTCGAGAGCGCTACCGTACCGGTGGTTATCTCTGACGTACGCTTCGAGAATGAAGCTGAGTTCATACGTAAGAGCGGAGGAGTGCTGCTGCACATCCACCGTAACACTGGTCTGACGCATGCACACCGCTCAGAGCAGCCCCTGTACTTCGATGAGTTCGACGTAAACATCGATAACACAACTACTTACATGTCCCTGTACAACCAGCTGGATAACCTGATGATGCGTGGCTACTGCTTGGAACCACAAGGCGCACATGTCTAAGTACCACCCTTAGTATAACCCTCCTCTTTTTGCCCCCGTTCATTATGTAGGCCTTGGCCCCGATGAATGGGGGTAATTCTAATATCCCCATGACTGAAGAATACAAAAGACCCGAATTCATTCCGCAGGATACCGTGAGTTTAATCCCTTTTCTTGAAGATTCATTCCGAGAAGCCGGTCACCCTGCCACCAGGAAACAAGCAGATTCCCCTTTGGTTCCATGGGACGTAGCATTCCAAGCTGGTGTCTCAGAGGTACTAGACTTTATTGAGCGCAACCAGCGCGAACTCGAGGAGGCCTTCACACCAGACAACGCAATCGAGATAAAATAAATGTGCCTCTTTAATCAGCCTAAGCCTGCCCCTATTGTAATGGCAGCTCCTCCTAGCGCGGCTCCCCCGCCTCCTCCCCCTGATAAGCCGACCCCTCAATTCGGGTCAGCCAACGCTCAGCTGAACGAAAACAAAAACGCCAGCGCGAATAGTCAGGGCAACAACGCATTCAAAATCGATTTACAAACTCCTGAAGAGTCCGGCATACAAGCTACCCCTGCGGGGACATAACCATGTGTCAGTTCGCTGGGCCACAGACTTCCGCCATTGAAGATGCAGAAGCTATCGAAGGACTTTCTGATATCGAGCTATTGAACCTCGGATACCAAAGCGTTCAGGATTTTCAGAACTTCGCAGTACAATCCTCCCTTGATGAATTCCTAATTCCTGGTAAGACCGTAGAAGAGATGACCCAAATCTGGCAGGACAACCACCAGCAAGAAGTCGAAGCTCTACAGGCTCAGGGACATTCAGAGCACGAAGCCTTATGGGTTAAGTCTCTGTCATCTTACAACCCCGGCAGCGGTACTGCAGGCGACGAGTTACGTTACATTGCCAACCAAGGCAACGCTTCGTTCTTCCAGTTGCCGAGTGCAACCACTGTTGTTGATGATGTATTCGAGAACTTTGGTGGACAGCGTTACACATTGTCCAGTTCTCACAGCATCCTTGACCCTAACGTGGATGACTTCATTGAAGGCGCATCTGAACTCAGAGATATCTTCAACGAGAATCCTTATGGTGTCGAATTCGCTACAGCTGCAGGAGCATTGAACAACACCCAGCTCCCGGGTGGTGACGTAATTGTCCCGTTCAATCCGCTGACAGGCCGATTCTTTATCGTCAGTCCTGACCCTGAGGGTGAATTCAGTTTCATTGATTCAACTCAGGACGGTGTTACACAGACACATTTCATTCGTCCGTTCTCCTTCTCTGGCGACAATACTCCAGATTCAAATCCAAACTTCGAAGGTTTAGAAGCTCCCGCTCCCAAGGAGGTCGAGAAGCCAGCACCGGTAGGTGGTGACATAGTCGAACAGCCCGGGCAGCAGATAAACCTCGGCATCCCCCGTCGAGGCGCTACAGCTCCTTCATCTTCCTTATCAATTCCTAGAGGTTAATCCCATATGTCCGAAGGCGTACTTAAAGGTCGCTATGCCAAACTCCAGCAGAACCGTACCTCCTACTTACGGAGAGCACGAGCTGCAGCTGAGGTAACGCTACCTTACACATTCCCGCCTGAAGGCTCAGACGGTGACACACCTTTACCTACTCCCTATCAGTCAGTTGGTGCGCGAGGTGTAACTAATCTCGCAGCCAAACTGCTTCTGGCCTTGCTGCCACCTAACGACCCATTCTTCAAATACCAGATTGACGATATCACTCTGGATGAGATGGATGAGGACACCAAGGGTGAAGCTGAGGCTGCTCTCGCTAAATACGAACGTGTTATTAAAGATGATATTGAAGCTTCTACAATCCGTGTATCTACGAACGATGCCATTATTGATTTACTTGTTGGTGGCAACGCACTCGCCTTCATTCCGCAAGTCCCCGATGATGAGCGAACACAGATGCGAGTCTTCAACCTTGAGAACTACGTCGTTAAGCGAACGCCTGAAGGTGAAGTAAAGCAAATAATTATCCTTGAGAACGCAATGCCCAGCACACTGGACGAAAGCGTTCGCTCTGCCTGTCAGTGTTCCGAAGTAGAGGACGACACTAAGACTGTTGAAATTTACACCGGCATAACATTGAAAGGTGATAAGTGGGAAGTCTACCAGGAAATCAACGGCAATCGTGTTCCCGGTTCAGAAGGTTCCTACAACAAAGATGCATCACCGTACTTCCCCCTCACGTTCAACCGAGCAGAGAATGAAGACTACGGTCGAGGTTTAGTCGAGCAATACCTTGGCGACCTCATCTCCCTTGAGTCCCTTTCTAAATCAATCGTCATTGGCGCAGCCGCCGCTGCAAAGGTTTTATTCTTTGTCGCACCGAACTCCTCTACTAAAGCTACTACATGTACCAAAGCTAAGAGTGGAGACTTCGTAACCGGTAAAGCCGAAGACATCTCTACGTTGCAGCTTGAGAAGTTTAATGACTTCCGTGTTGCCAGTGAGATGATGGATAAGATTGAAGGACGACTCAATCAAGCTTTCCTATTACGTGGTAGTGTCACAAGAGATGCCGAAAGAGTTACAGCTGAAGAGATTCGTTTCATGGCTGTTGAACTTGATGATGCGCTTGGTGGTATCTACTCCGTACTTGCTCAGGACTTTCAGATTCCTCTGGTCACACGACTTGTTGTTAATCTTGAAAAGAAAGAGAAGTTACCAATCCTACCTGATGAACTGGTCAAGCCAATCATTGTTACTGGTCTTGATGCCCTTGGCAGAAATGCCGACCTTCTGAAGTTAGACCAATGGGTAACTGGAATATTTAATTTATCCCCCGAACTGGCGAACACCTACGTCAAGCTTAACGAGTACCTGAGACAACGAGCTGCAGCATTGAGCTTGAATGTTGATGACTTACTTAAGAGTGAAGAAGAGGTAGCTCAGGCAACTCAGCAGGCTCAGATTCAGGACATAGTTAGAACCCTTGGCCCTGAAGCAATGAAACAGTTTAGTGCCATGGCTCAGTCCGGTGGAGCACAACCCCAACCCCAAACATAACGAGGTATGAACAATGGCTGATGCCACACCCGTAACAACGCAGGTTCCAGAGAAGGAAGGATTGAAAGATTCTGACGCTCGTGAATCTGATAGCCCAATTGTTGCTGCTCGACGAGCTGCTACTAAGGGTTCCTTCAAACGCGACATCGTTCGTGGCGAAGGTAAAGATAAATCTGTAACGAAAGTCGAATACAGCTAATCATGCCTGATAAGCCTGATACGAATGGCAATGAAGAGGTACTGGAGCCTATTCCTGGTACCCCTGAATATGATGAAGCTTTAGTGCAACTCGCTGAAGACAGACTCATCAAGCCTTTCGAAACGACTGAGGATAACAACGACGACAACTCTTCTGAAGAAGACAATGCCGACGATGCCCAAAGTAATAACGACGAATCAGACAAAGAACCGTTGAAGAAGCCTGAAGGTGTTCCTGATAAGTATTGGGACAAAGACACAGGTGTAATCAACTTTGCTGCATGGAACAAAGAAACCGAGTACCACCGACAGAAAGCCTCAGAGAAAGCACAGCAGAAACCTGCTGAGAATGCTGACTCAGATGATGGTGAATCTGGAGATGATAATACTGACGGGCCTGAGGGAAATGAAAGCGATAAAACTGATGCTCCCGCAACACTTAACATGCAAGCTCTGCAAGAGGAATTCGCAGCGACCGGAGAACTCTCCGAACAATCCTACGAAAACCTAGAGAAGCTTGGTTTTGACAAAGGGTTTGTTGACAGCTACGTAGCTGGACAACAAGCAGTCAAAGCTGCAGCCGAACAGAAACTGTACGATGCTGCGGGTGGTAAAGCCGAGTACGAGAAGATGCTCCCTTGGGCTGCAGCTAAGCTGTCAGCTGAGGAAGTAACTGAGTTCAACAAATCCATTGATTCAGGTGACGCTAACCGCGCCATTATGGCTATCTCTGGTCTTGCTGATAAGTACAAAGCTGCACAAGAACAAACTCCGAACCTGCAAAATGGTGACGAGGAAGTGCGTACTGGTAATGGTTATTCATCTAAAGCCGCAATGATGGCTGACATGAACGACCCGAAGTATGACACTGACCCAGCCTTTCGGGCTGAAGTGGAGAAGAAGATAGCTGCATCCCCGAACAGTATCTTTAATTCACAAGTCTAACAAATCAAATCCAAAGAATTACCGTAAGCCCACCGTGGTGGACAACTCATGGGAACCGATGGTGAAGATTAATTGACATCCCTATCCGCTTCGCAATGAAGCACATGTTTAATCAATCAACCTTTAATGAGGTATTTCACTAATGAGTAACGCAACAGTTTCTCGAATTGGTCAGGTGAATGGTGCCGGTGACGTAGATGCTCTGTTTCTTAAAGTCTACGCTGGTGAAGTTCTAAAGACCTTCGAGCGCGAAAATGTAATGATGGACAAACACATCGTTCGTTCTATCGCTTCTGGTAAGTCTGCTCAGTTCCCCGTAGTTGGTCTCGCAACCGCTGCATACCATACTCCTGGTAACGAACTGGTAGGTACTGCTATCAATCACAACGAGAAAGTTATCGTCATCGACGACCTTCTGGTTGCTGACACTTTCCTTGCTTCTGTCGACGAAGCTAAGAATCACTACGACCTGCGTTCTGTCTACACGAAAGAACAGGGTGCTGTACTGGCTAAGACTCTTGACCAGCACATCCAGCAGATTCTAGTACTCGCCGCTCGTGCGTCTGCAACTATCACCGGTAACCCGGGTGGTACAGTTCTGACGAACGCTGCTTACGGTACGACTGGTTCTACTATCGCCTCTGGTATGTTCGATGCCGCAGAGCAGTTGGATGAAAATGACATCCCTGAGTCTGAGCGCTACATGAACATTAAACCTGCTCACTACTACCTGCTTGCGGAAACGACTAACGTCATTAACCGCGATTGGGGTGGTGCTGGTTCTTACGCCGAAGGTGAAGTGCTGAAGGTAGCTGGCATACACGTTGTTAAAACTAACAACCTGCCTAGCACCAACGTCACTGGCGGCCCCTCAGCCTATCAGGGTAACTTTAGCACCACGACTCAGTGTGTATATCACAAGTCTGCTGCTGGTACCGTCAAACTGATGGACTTGGGCATGGACGCTGGCTACGACATGCGTAGACAGGGTTACTGGGTAATCGCAAAGCTTGCGGTTGGTCACGGTATCCTCCGTCCTGAAAGCTCTGTTGAGATGAAAACTTCTTAATAGAACTTTTGTTCAAACCAAAGGGGGAGACTTTATTGTCTCTCCCTTTTTTTTTCTTAATTAAATAACTGGAGCCTACAATGTCTTTAGACATGACACCTACAACTGCCCTAGAAGCAGTCAACGTGATGCTGGGTACTATAGGTCAATCTCCAATCGACTCTCTGCCCTCCGAAGGTGGTTCTACTTCCTTTGTTGACGCTGTCACAGCTGAGCAGATACTTCACGAAACATCCCGCCGAGTACAGACAGAAGGCTGGGAGTTCAACACAGATTACGAATACAGTATTGCCCCGAACGTATCCGATGAGATTATTGTTCCAAGCAATACCTTAAAGATTGTCCCTGATAACTGTTACCGTTATCTCCGTGGTCGGCTTACTCAAAGAGCTGGCAAGATATGGGACAGAAAAGAACACACGTACGAAATAGGGGAAACCTACACGTACAGTATTACATTCTTCATCCCCTTCGATGAGCTGCCCGAATCAGCTCGTTACTACTTCACTGTAAAAGCAGCACGAGTCTTTCAAGACAGGATGCTGGGCAGTGACACTCTCCATAGGTACTCCGAGAACGACGAGGCAGAAGCCAGAGCGTTGCTAATGGAAGCCAATGACAACGAAGCGGAGAACCCTAACTTTCTTGATGACGATGCTGAATCAGGTCGTCCCATCACCGGCAGGATAATTTAACCCATGGCAACTCGCTCTACTTCAAGCTTACTTAATCAGGCTATCTCTAGTCTGTTTAATGGTGTATCGCAGCAGGCTGCAACCGTAAGATTACCTTCGCAGTGTGAGGCTATGAGCAATGCCATGCCCTCACTGGTTGACGGATTGAAGAAGAGACCGCCGAGTAAGCACGTTGGAAAACTAAACACAAACACCGACACGGATAGTTTCGTTCATGTTATTAACCGGGACGAATCCGAACGGTACGTGGTGGTAGTCAAGTCAGGCAACATTGAAGTGTATGACCTTGATGGTGTGTCGCAAACAGTAGCACACCCTGATGGTGAGACTTACTTGGCCTGCTCTAGTCCGAATACAGAGATAGCAATGTACACCGTTGCTGACACTACGTTCGTGGTTAACAAGACTAAGACTGTCCTTATGGACTCTGCCACGGTTGGTGGCTCCCTGACAGGTACAGTGCAAACATTTGCAGACCTGCCAGCTTCACCCTCCGCAGGTAATGTTTATAAAATTGAAGGTGACCCTTCTAATAACTTCGACAACTACTACGTTCAATACGATGGTACGGCTGCTACTTGGGTTGAGACCCAGCAACCAGGAAGTTATGAATACAAGTTTGACCCGAACACTATGCCGCATAAACTTGTGCGAACGAGTTCAGGCAACTTCACGTTCGAAGAGATTACATGGGCCGACCGGTCTGTTGGTGACACAACCTCTTCACCTGAACCTTCATTTGTTGGTAAGAAAATAGTTGACGTATTCTTGCATAAGAATCGACTCGGCCTACTGGCTGATGAGAATGTTATCTTATCAACCACACCAGCCTCGGACTTCCGGTTCTGGCGTGAGAGTGCTACAACGATTATTGATTCAGACCCTATTGACCTTTCGGTCTCTGGTGGTGCTGGTACCAACTCGGTATCGTTATTGAATCACGCAATAGCATTTGACAAATCCTTACTGCTGTTCTCAAGACAGACTCAGTTCATCCTATCGGGTAACCCTACGCTCTCTCCTTCGACTGCAGCTGTGGACGTTACCACGGAGTTCGAAGCTTCAGCCAAGGCACGACCTGTAGGCTCAGGCCCGAACGTATACTTCCCAACCACCCGAGGAAACTCCTCAGGCATCCGTGAGTACTTCGTAGAAGACAACATAGCAACCAATGACGCTGCTGATGTTACCGCTCACGTACCAACTTATATCCCTGACAATGTATTCAGGCTCATCTCTTCATCCAACGAAGACATTCTCTTTGCGCTAACTGAGGATGCTGGTAATGAATTGTATGTCTACAAATACTACTGGCAAGGCAATGAGAAGGTTCAGAGTGCATGGGGTAAATGGACGTTCGCTTCCGGCGACGTAATACTCGGTGGAGAAATGATTCACAACACTCTCTACTTAATTGTAAAGAGAAGTGATGGAACGTATCTTGACTCTGTTGAATTGACGACAGCCGCGACTGACACCGGTTTATCTTTCCTGGTACACCTTGACAGACGTAACGAACTAACTGGCGTATATCACGCCGGTAATGATGAGACCACATGGACTCTACCGTATGCAGATACGGATACCTATGAAGTGATACTAGGAACAGCCTTTACTAATCAGGCTGGTCGTAAGCTCACTGTGACGCACCCTACTTCTACAACTATCGTAGCCGATGGGGACTTCAGTGCTGGCGCATGCTTCGTAGGGAAGCCTTACACATTCAGTTATCAATTCAGTCAACAGTTTAAGCGGGATGCCGCTGGCGCTGCAGTGGCTGAAGGAAGACTGATGATGAGGCGCATGACTGTCATCTTCACTGACACTGGTAACTTTGTTGCAAAGGTTACACCCGAGGCTCGTTCTACTTACGAGTATCCTTTCACGGGTAAATACCTTGGCACCAATATCATCGTTGGTGCTGTATCCATAACAGACGGGACGTTTGCTTTCCCTGTAATGGATGACGCTGAGAAGGTGACCATAGTCTTGGAGAACGACTCTCATCTCCCTTGTAACTTTCAATCCGCAGAATGGACAGGACTTTACCACTCACATGCTTTTAGATAGACCGACTGAAGATGGTGACATCTTTTATCTTGCTCGACACATGAGAGCAGCTGATGTTGCAGAAATAACTGCACAGATACCTGCCGATGTAATCGACATATTAAGACAAAGTGTCGAAAGAAGTGCGTGGAGTAGAACTGTCTACTCTGTGGAAGACGGAAGAGAAACTCTCGTAGCTATCTACGGTGTAGGTGACTACGGGGGTCTTCCGAATGTTGGTGTCCCTTGGATGCTGGCAACCGATGATTTAGAGAAATACCAATTAACCTTTTTAAAGAAGTGTAAGTCCAGAGTACAGGACATGCACGACAGCTTCGGCACCTTAATGAACTACGTCCACTCTAAGAACACTGTTTCAATACAGTGGCTCAAGTGGATGGGCTTCGAGCTGGGAGACCCTATTGTTATGGGTCACGCCGGGGAAACCTTTCACTGCTTCGCGAGGACAAACTAATGTGTGAACCAACAACTCTTGCCGTCATGAGTATCGGTGTGCAAGCTTTTGGAGCACTACAGTCTGCAAGCGCAGCGAACCATGCAGTAGATGTAAATCAATCAGCAATACTCAACAACTATAACGCACAAGTCTCAGACATCGCAGCCATACGCGAAGAAGTAAACGACGATGCCGATATTGAAAAGAGTGAGATTGCTATCCAAGCTCTGCGAGATAAAGGTAAGGCACGAGTAGCTTCATCCGAAGCTAACGCCTTAGGCTTAACCGCAGACCTCCTGTTGCAAGATGTAGAGACCCAAGCAGGCCGAAGTACTTCCTATGTTGAACTCTCTCGTAAGAGAAAGCAGATGCAGCTCAGTAGAGAAAAGGAAGGGCTGGATGCTCGTACACAGGGTGCTCTCAATGTTAACCAGACCAACTCAGTCTCTGCCCTTGAAGTCTTAGGCGACGTTGGAAACATAGCCCTTAGCGGTCTATCCAAAATCGCAACTAAGAAAACTGACGACGGAGATAAGTAATGCCAAGACAACAAAGGAAGAGTGTAACTGCTAATACCAGTGTCGCCTCCCGCTTACCAGGAAACAGACCCCAAGCTGCGGCTGCGGTTGTTGACCGGTTCGTCGCGCCAAATACAAAGCAGAGTTCTTTGTTATCTGGCTTGGCAAAACTCTCCCCGGGGCTGGCTGACTATCTTGATGCCAAGAAGGATGAAGCTATAGCAGATGACCAGCTACAGGCTGCTCGTGATGCTGAGCTGCAGGCGTGGAGTAAACCTGAAGTATCCGAAGCGATTGCTAAAGGTGAACTCGACCCCGAGAAGTCCCCATGGTATCAGCAGGCTTACATTAAAATGCGCGGCACGTTGGCTGGACAGGCTAAGGCCCGAGAGATACAAGAGCTTTACAACAACGGTGGCTTCGATAAAGACACCGGCAACCTTGATGACTTCTTCATGCAACACCTTGGAGAATCAATGCAGGGTATCGATGACGCTGACTTCGCTGGTGGATTCTTGGAATCTATCATGAAGGCTGAAGGCGAAATCCGTGATGCACAGGATAACTACAATCATGTGACAATCACTAACGAAACAAAATCCGGTTTAATGTCTATGGCTCAGGAACTATTCCTTGGTCACAGTACCGGTGGCGCCTCTGCCGAGAACCAACTCGCAAACCTTGAAGAGTTCTATCGGATGGGTAAAGAGAACTTCTTCATGTCCTTCCAAGATATTGACGCAATCGTAGCTCAGGCTGTTGAACAGGTTGCTGATGAAACTGGAGATGATTCTATCTACGATGTATTGGAGCAGAGAAAAACAAATGGCACTCCCGGGTTATTCAGTAACCCCAAGTACGCCTCCACGTTAACCGCAGGTCGCCTTAGAGCGCAGCGTGAAGAGATAGCTGTACAAAACGCACAGCACACTCTTGAGCAACGTGCTCGTAAAGAACGTCAGGAAGTTATCGGCAAAGATATCATGGAAGCGTTCTTCAACGACGACCTCACGACAGCCGAAGCGTTAATCGAAAAGAACTTCGCCACGCTCGACGACGAGAAGCTAAGCACTTATCGAAAGATGATTAAAGCTGAACGTAAAGCGCTGGAGTCTGACAGGGAGGTTGCTCAGAACGATGCTGCTATTCGTGACGTAACTGTAGCCATTCTTAATGGTGACATTACTGACCGACTGAAACTTGTGCAAATCAATTATCGCCCAGAGGGTGGTGAAGGTTTCATAAGTGACAAGCAGGATATTCGAGCTGCCCAAACTCTACTGGATAAAGTAATGGACAGAGCCAACGTCTATCAGTCTGAGAACTATAAGGCTGCTATGGCAAGTCTGAAGTCTAAGACTCAGCCCTTCAAAGCACCAGACCCATTAGGACTTGGTGGTGGTGGAGTGGACTCCTCACAGCTCCAAAGGCAAGGCCTAGCTCAACGCGAGTTCTTCGAAAAGGTTTCACTGCTGTCTGAAAATTCTCAGGCACCATTGACTCAAGGTGAGCTAATGGACATTGCAGATGAAGTTGCTGCACGTTACGTAGACCCCGAGTCGCTTAAGAACTCTGCTGCAATATCGCAGGACTCTTCTGTTGCTCCTCTCTATGAATCACCTGAGGAAACTCTGGCTGCGTATGAACGTGGTGAGATAACACAATCTGTACTGAAACAACAAACTCAAATATGGGCTGCGGCTCCTAACTAATCACAGGTAAATTGATGGACAACATTGAATCTCAATTAATTCAGGAACAACCTACAAGTGCTGCGGCACAGATGAAAGCGTTGATAAATCAGCGCAACACTGTAGCGGCACAGCAGAATCCTGAACCCAAAGCAGAAGACATTGAGGAAACCGGCGGCGCTGGAATCCTTGCAAGCACATGGGACTTTATTAAGAACATTCCCTTGGGCGCAGTCAATGCTGGTAAAGAAGTAATCGAGTCCGTCGATTCAGCCGGTAACGCATTGGAAGATGCAATACCAGTTAACGAGTTCATATTTGGAAACTCAGGCATTGAGACTCCAGCAATACCGGAGCTGCCTGCACCAGAAACAACTGCCGGTGGTGTCTCTCGAGGCATCACCCAGTTCTTAACTGGATTCATTCCAGCATTCAAAGCTACCAAAGCAATGAGTGCGGGGAACTTTACCAGAGGCATGGTAGCTGGCGCTGCCGCTGATGGTACCGTATTCGACCCTAATGATGGGAACCTGTCGAACCTTGTTAATGGTTTAACAGAAGAGTATCCGGCCTTAGAGAATCCTATCACTGGATTCTTAGCAACCAACCCGAATGATAGTGAAGCACTCAATCGCTTCCGTAATGTTCTTGAGGGTGCTGGTTTAGGTCTTGTTATCGAACCGCTGATGATAGCCTTCAATGCACTACGTGGTGCTCGTGCCACTAAGGTACTCCCTGAAGGTGAAGTCGCTCCTTTCATTGATGAAGACTTATGGGACTTCAAAGTAGTTGGTGACCAACAGAGTATTAGTTCTGCCGCTACTGACGTTAACCATAAGAGCAATCGTATGCCAGCTTCCATTAAAGCTATCGATAAAATCGAAGGCTGGAAACCTAGTACGACCAATGCTGACATCGGTGGTGGCGCGGGCGACGTTACTAAGGATTGGTTAGCTACTCATAAAGATATTGAGAACGTGGTATACGACCCGTTCAACCGTGATATCAATCACAACTCCGAAGCTGTCGTTAAGATAGCCGGTGGTGGTGCTGATACTGCTACGGTAAACAACGTCCTGAATGTTATCCCTGAGAAAGAGATACAGGACAAAGTAATTAGACAAGCGCACGATGCTGTTAAGGATGACACAGGTGTTGCTTACTTCATCGTGCACGAGGGTAAAGGTGACGGTGTTGGTGCTGCAACCAAGAATGGTTTCCAGCATAACAAAAAGACTGCTAAATACATCGGTCAGGTAGAAGAGGTATTCGGCAAAGGGAACGTCACAAAGAAAGGCAAGATGATTATCGCCAAGAAGCGTAAAGCTCCTGAGGCTGATACTCCGAAGCCTAAGGAAACTCTTGACGCGACCCCATTGGTACGTGTGAACTCAGCTGAGCTGGATAAGTTCAGTGAGCTGACAAACAAAACACTTGCCGATGAAGATGCAGCTCTTAAGTTTTACAATCAAGAGCAGGGTATCGACTTCAACTTTGAAGGTGTTAATGGCAGCGACGACATCCGTAAAATTCTTAACGATACCTCGGAAGCTTTCGCTGGCACCATCGATGAGGCTAAGCGAGGTAAAGTAACCTTCGCTGAAACCAAAGCAATGGCTGCTCAGCTAGGCACCTCAGTTGATAACGTGAACAGGTTGTACAACAACACACAAGGGTTGGACTCAAAGTTCCGCGCAGGCATGACCACACTGGTCTCCTCCGCTGCAGAGCTTGACCGTCTGACTAAGCTGGTGCTAACCGACAACGCTGACTCTGCTATTGTTGCACTGGAACGCCAGAAGGCAATCCATGGTGCGCTACAGGCTGAAGTAAAAGGAGTACAAACTGAAATCGCTCGAGCATTAAACTCGATGAAGATGGCAGTTGACCCTGATACAAAAGCATTCCTTATGGAAGACATCAACCATAATGGAAGTGCTCAGGAATGGGCAAGGCGTTACCAGGAATTGAAGACTCCTCGTGAGAGGGCTGTCATGATGAAAGGCGCATGGGCAAGAAGCCGTGATGCTGTGACAGAGTACTTCATTAACTCAATTCTATCTGGCCCCCATACACAGATAGTGAACATGCTGGGTAACTCCCTAACAGCTTCCATGGCTGTCGCGGAGAGAGGCACAGCTGCCGCCATAACAAAAGCACGAACCACCATTGGCCTTAAGACGAAAGGTGTGGAACTGCTGGAAGTTGAAGCTCAGTCCTTCGGTATGCTTCAGGGTATTAAAGATGCCTTGCACATTACTACGAAAGGACAGGCTGCACTCGTTGAGTCAGCTAAACGTGCTTCCCGTATGGACTTACAGGGTGCGAGTAACAACCTTGTGGAAAACGCTGATGAGTTCGGTACCGTCTACCAAGCTGCTGCTGGAGAACAACCCGTACTCGATAGTGCTTCCAAGTTCGAAAACTATGCTGAAGGTCGAACTATCAGTGGTCAATCATTTGGCCTTGATGGAATGCTCGGCAGAGCAACAGACGTAATCGGCGCAACCATACGACTCCCGGGTCGTGCGTTGTTAACGGCTGATGAATTCTTCAAAACTTTAGGATACCGGATGGAGCTTAATGCTCTTGCCTACAGGCGAGTCATCCAGCAAGGTATCGCTAAGGACAACCCTGCGTTCGCTCAAGCAGTTGCTGACGTACTGGATAACCCACCGAAAGACCTGCACATGGCTTCAATTGACCAAGCCCGATACCAGACCTTTACAAAAGAACTGGAGAAGGGGAGTATTGGTGCCGCTGTACAACAGGGTGTAGCCAAAGCTCCAGTGTTGCGGTTCATTGCACCTTTCATTAGGACTCCAGTAAACATCATGAAGTATGTAGGAGAAAGAACTCCTGCTATCAACATGCTTGTTAAGTCTGCACGAGATGACCTCGCAGCTGGTGGTGCTCGAAGAGACATCGCTATGGCTAAACTGTCAACCGGCACAATGCTGTACACAGCTGGTTTTGGTTTAGCTGCCTCAGGACAAATCACAGGTGGTCTTTCCAATGACCCTGCGATACGTCGTTCACAAATGCAAGTTGGCATACAGCCGTACTCCTTCCGTACAAACGATGGGAAGTACATAGCGTTCAACAGAGCTGACCCCTTCGGTGCGTTCTTTGGAATCGCTGCTGACATATCGGCTATCGTTGGTGAGATGGACGATACTGATGCTGGTGAAGTCGGCATGGCAGCTATCATGGCTATCATAAAGAACGTCACGAGTAAGACTTACCTGAAAGGATTGTCTGAAGCATTCGCTGTACTTGATGACCCTGAGAGAAACCTTGAGCACTGGTTACAAACTTTTGCTACTGCGTTCTCACCTAACTTACTGGCTCAGGTAAATCGTACAGAGTTCGACCCTGTCCTAAGGGAAACCTTCGACATGATTGATGCGTTCAAGGCTAAACTTCCTGGTTACTCTCAGGACTTGCCTCCTCGCAGAGATTTGTTCGGTGAGCCTCTGGTTCTCGAAGGTGGTCTCGGCCCTGATTTAATATCTCCAATCTACACAAGTAATGTCACGAAGGATAAAGTCCGACTTGAGATTGCGCGGTTAGAGGTACCGGTCAGGCAAATACCGAAGTCAATCGATGGTGTTGACCTTACATCTGAAGAGTATGACTCATACTCACAACTTGCTGGCTCCAAAGTACGTCAGAAACTTGAAACCTTAATGGCGACCAAGCAGTACAAAGATGCCACTGATGATACCGATGAGTTTGATGGTGGGAAGACCCACTTAATTAAACTGGTGATATCCAAAGCAAGGAAAGAAGCCCTCGCAGAAATAAAGCGAGACCCTGAGTTCATAGACTTAGCCGAGAGGTTGTTGTCTAAAAAGATTCAGGAACGCTCTGCCCTGTCAGGTGACACCGCAGCTGCTGACTCTGCAATACGTAAACTCGAACTGTTCGTTAAAGTTCAGAAGTCCCGCAAGAAATAAGCTAAGGCAATCTTAGCTTCTCCCCTATAACCCCCGGTGCAATGCCGGGGGTTCCCCCCTTATATTCAATGGAGCACCCATGGCCCTCTCATTTGTTGATAACACTGGCGACAATTCCACTACGCTGTGGTCTGTCCCATTCTCGTTTCTCTCTCGTACTGACGTTGATGTCATAGACCTGAGTGACGACAGCGCGATAACCTTTACTTGGATATCGGACGCACAGATTTCAATAAGCCCTGCCGTACTAAGTTCAGTAACTTTTAGAATACGCAGGCAAACAACGCAGACTTCTCGAGTCGTTGACTTTCAGAATGCAACGAACTTGACTGAAGAGTCTCTAGATAACTCTGCGCTGCAATTGTTTTACTTGCTGCAGGAACAGATTGACACTAACGCCAATGCTGTTCAGGTACCTAACTCTTCCTTAACAGGAATGAGCTTACCTGCTCCTGTTGCTAATGAGTACATGAAGTGGAACTCCGGCGCTACTGCACTTGAAGGTGCGGCTCGAGAGAACGCACTTCTCTATGGAGCTGGCGCTCCTACCACTGAAGGTATCGATGGTGACTTTTATATTGATACTTCAGGTAACAACATACACGGCCCTAAGGCAACCACATGGCCTGCTGGTACTTCTATAGTTGGCCCAACCGGTGCCACCGGCCCGACAGGTGCGACAGGCGCAACTGGTGCTGCTGGTTCTGATGGTTCTGATGGTTCTGATGGTGCTGCTGGTTCTGATGGTTCTGATGGTTCTGATGGTTCTGATGGTTCTGATGGCGTATTCTCTGGAAGCGAAGCCACAGTAACGGCTGCTGCTGCTGATAAGGTAGCCATCTTAGATGCCGACGATAGTGACAACCCTAAGTTTGCAGCACTATCAACTCTATTCACTTCAATAGCTGCAAAACTTAGTAGCTTACTGTTCACCGCAAATGGAACTGCAGGTGCTCCTGCTTGTGCTTTCGATAGCGATACCGACACTGGCCTGTACCGCATTGCGGCTAACCATTTAGGTTTCTCGACTGCTGGTAGTAAGGCATTAGAGATAACTGCAGATGGAGAAGTCCTTGGAGCGCTGCAGCCGGGATTTGCGGCTTACGTTTCCAGCACCGTAAATAATGTCTCTGGTGATGGTACGTCATACACTGTCATATTTGACACCGAAGACCACGACATCGGTGGCGACTATAACAACGCAACCGGCGTATTCACTGCGCCTGTTGACGGGTATTACCTGTTATGTGCCAAGGTGTACGTGAACAGCATATCGTCAACCAACCACACTAACTTCTTTTCCACCCTCGTTACGACACAGGGTGACTTCGTCACTTATCTTGCCGACGACCACACCTCAGGGGAAATGCCCGGGAGTGTGTCGCTGAAACACTCCGAGATTGTTTACTTGGACGCTGGCGATACGGCATCGGTAACACTCGAGGTGAATGGAAGCACTAAGGTTGTTGACCTCTTCGGTTCATCCAGCAGATACAACTCATTCTCAGGGAGGCTTTTAGTCTAATGACATACACGAAATTACAGAAAGATGTTCTAGCTCATGGAGTCGTAGATGTTGAAGGCTATATCGCCACAACTGACGAGAAATTTGTACTCAGCAAAATCAAACGGTTAACTCCGCTCTATGAAGCAGAGAGCTTTCTTCCTGGTTATAAGACAGCCAAGGAGAAAAACGACGAGGCCTACGCCGCAGTGAAAGCCGCCTCGGATGCTGCCACTGAGATTAGACTATCAAACATTCCGTCAGCAGAATTCTTCGCAAGATTCACTAAGGACGAGTGGTTGAATATAAAAGCCGCTGCAGCTTCAGACGTTGAAGTGGATTACCTCCTGACTCGCGTCATGGTGGCGAACCGAATCAACCTTAAGTCTCCTGACGTTAACGGCGGCGTTGATTACCTCGTCAGTAAAGGACTGCTTGCGGCGAATCGTAAAGCGGCAATTGTTTCATGGAACCTCTCTTAGTCCTCCTCTCAGGCGTATTCGGAAGACTCTCAGGTTATGTCGAGCCATACAAGATACCGGCCCCGTACTTATTGGGGCTGGTGTTTGGTCTTATCCTTGGTGCTCCTTGGTACTGGTTGCCAGCTTATGTTGCAGCTGGAGTGCTCGGGGAAGCTACTGCACCCGCACCCTTCTCACAGGGACTGTACTATGATGATTACCGAGGAGCAGATTGGCGTAAAAGCAAGTGGTGGGAAATTCGTTCTCTACCCTTCGTCAACATAACCAACCGAGGCGTATGGAATGGTTTATTTTATCTACCTCTCTTTCCTATTACTCCTGCTGTACTGCTGCTTCCTCTTGCGTATTCTATTGGGTGGCCTGTCGGTGCAGTTGTAGGTAAACAATTCAAACACACTAAACTGAAGCAAGTCCTGAACTCTGAATTCTGGAGACAGGTTATCACTGCTTCACTCCTTCTAACTTTAATCGGAATACTCTAATGCCTGATAACTTATCTGAAGAGGATATTGAACGGCTGGCTGACAAGATGTGGCGTGTAGCCCGTCACGATATGTACGTCAATGCCGGTAAAGGACTGTTCAGTCTCGCATGGAAAGGCTTGGTACTCGTCCTGATATATCTCTCGCTGAAGGGTATCTCCGGCGGGATATCATTCTAATGGTCGGCTTAATAGCAAAAGTATTAACTGGTGGAGTCATCCAAGGTGTTAAAGATTGGGTGATGTCCGAAGAAACTCGTAAAGCAAAACGAGAAGAGTCCGAAGACCGGATTCAAGAAGCGAAGGTAGTCGCACAGATTACCCGCATAGCAGATGGTGATACACAAGCTGCAACTATGGACGCTCTAAGCGTTGCTCAGCGTGGCTGGAAAGATGAATACCTACTGCTACTGGCAACCCTGCCAATGATAGCAAGCTTCATCCCACCCTTGGTACCTGCCATGGAAGAAGGTTTCCTGGTACTCGGCACTTTGCCGCAGTGGTACATGTACGTACTGATTGGTGTCTACATAGATACCTTTGGTTTCCGACGCATCCTAAGGAACGTCTTGGAAGCCTATCTCAACAAGAGATTCGGTAATGGCTAAGGGTGCAGCGTCGGAAGGCGCACTTGCCGAACTCCATAAGATGTACGCAGACGAGCTGAAGAAAAGGTTACAAGACCCTGAGGCTCCTGCGTCACTCTTTAAAGAAGCACGAGAGTTTCTTAAGGATAACGGTATCGACTGTGAAGGTGCTGAGACTGAACATGTCTCAAACCTCGCAGAGGAAATTGTTGACAGTAAAGTCCTCCCCTTTCAAACCGGTAACGCAATGGAAGGATAATGGGCTTCGAGAAACTCTTTGAGTATCTCGTATCCATAAAGGAGTGGTTCCACTTCATAGCCATAGTTGATGAGTACGAAAAGGCCATTGTCCTACAAATGGGCAAATACCGTCGCACTCTCGGCCCCGGCTGGTGGTTCCACTGTCCTTTCGGTATAGACGATATCGCTACCGAATCAGTTGTACCTCAAACCCTCAACCTATCTACGCAGACATTAACCTCTGCAGACAAGCGTGAGGTCGTCCTTAGCGGAATCATAAAGTACACCATGCACGATATTAAGAAAGCTGTGCTGGGTGTAGATGATGCTGAGGAGATGCTTGGTGATGATGCCTTAGGTGTTATCAGTGAATACGTGGAAGAAGCTAACTGGTCAGAAGTGTGTACACCAGAGTTCTCCCGAAGATGTTTCAAGCGCATCAGGAAGGAAGCGTTCCGTTACGGATTAAAGGTCTCATCCTTTCGCTTCTCCAACAAATCAACATCAAGGACATTCCGTCTTATAAATGACTAAACATTACGATGAAGCTTTGCTGAAGGCAGACTTCCGCAACTTCTTATATATCGTCTGGGAGTTCCTTGGTTTACCCGAACCCACTAAAGTCCAGTATGACATCGCTTACTACCTGCAATATGGGCCTAAGCGTTCAATCATCATGGGCTACCGTGGGGTAGGTAAATCCTGGATAACTGCCGCATTCGTATGTTGGTTACTTTACTGTAACCCGCAAACAAAGATTCTTGTTGTCTCAGCCTCCAAGGACAGGTCGGATAACTTCTCTATCTTTACGAAGAGATTGATTAATGACATGCCCCTGCTTAAAGGGCTGAGAGCAAAACACGGTCAACGTGATTCGAACGTAGCTTTCGACGTTGGCCTTGCCAAACCTGACCATGCACCCTCAGTGAAATCTGTAGGTATCACCGGTCAGCTTACTGGTAGTCGTGCCGACGTTATCGTCGCTGATGACATTGAGGTTCCAAAGAACTCCCTGACGCAAACAATGCGTGACAGGTTGAGTGAAGCTGTTAAGGAATTCGATGCCATCTTGAAACCTGATGACCACTGTGCCATCAAATACCTTGGTACACCTCAGACTGAAATGTCGGTGTACAACACGCTGGCTGAACGTGGATATGAAATCCGCATCTGGCCCACGAGGTATCCTAAGCCTAAGCAACAGTCTATGTATGGTGCCAAACTCGCACCTGTGATTGTGGACGCTCTCGCCTTAGACCCGTCACTCGCTGATTCGCCACACCATGAAAGGTATGGTCAGCCTGTAGACCCGGGTAGGTTTGATGAGAGAGACTTGCTCGACCGAGAGGCTTCTTATGGACGCTCAGGTTTCGCCTTACAGTTCATGCTTGATACAACCATATCAGATGGTGACAGGTACCCATTGAAGCTCAGTGACTTGATTGTCATGGGCCTTAATGATGACTTGGCTCCGATTAAGGTTGCATGGGGCAGCGGTACTGACCAAGTAATAAACAACCTCCCAACTGTAGGACTCGCTGGAGACAGACTACATGCACCCATATTTGTACATGAAGACTTCAAGTCTTACGCGGGTAGTGTCATGTGGATTGACCCGTCTGGTCGCGGTAAAGATGAGACTGCATTTTGTGTTATCAAGATGCTTAATGGCTTCCTTTATCTTAAGCGCATTGGTGGTTTTCTGTCTGGGTATGATGAGTCAACACTTACAGCTCTGGCTAAAATCGCTAAGGACAACAAAGTCAACTACATTGGAGTAGAGGATAACTTCGGTGACGGTATGTTCATCGAGCTGTTCAAGCCTTACCTCACCCGTACACACCCCTGCACTATCGAAGGCGATTCTGTACACGGCATGAAGGAAGCCCGAATCATTGACACCCTTGAACCCGTAATGAACCAACACAGGCTCGTTGTGGATGAGAAGGTATTCCGTGATGACTTCCAGAATGCTCCCTCAGAGAAGTACCAGCTGTTCTATCAGATGACTAGGATGACCAAAGAGAAAGGTGCTCTTGGTCAGGACGATAGAATTGATGTACTGGCTCAGGCAGTAGGTTACTGCATTGACCAGATGGACATCGATACGGACTCCATTGAGGGTCGCTGGGAAGAGGAAGAACGTGACAGGACGCTTCAGGAGTTCATGGATAACTGCTTCCCGGGACAGTACAACACTAATACCAATTGGCTGTCGAACTCTTAATGTCCATTACTTTGTACATTATTTCACGTTGTCCACTATTAATGTACAGGCCTAAAAGGTGAACAGTTCTCTAAGTACCACCCTTAGTACAAACCAACAATATTGAGGAGGTACTTAATGTTCGCATTTACGAAGTACTATGATAGCCTCGCGGATATCATTGCTGAAGCCGATAGTCTGTTCGACAGGCTGTTTGGTATTCTTTCCTGGTTAGCGATAGGTTTGCTAATCATATGGGGATTGACAGGAGCCATGGCTCAGCTATGAGAGTTAAACTCATGGTATACACCAACAGGTTCCTGACAGCCCTGTTCTTGGCCTCGCTAGGATGAATCCTAAAACCCCTAAATAGCTCCTCAGATTGCTCAGGTTGATTTGGGGTATACCATCGTATTACCCCTGCCCTTTAAATTGATTCTACCCCTAAATGCGGCCCGATTTTAACTACTCTCGTACATTTACTTAGGGGTAATTGTCACCCTAAGGTAATCCTGACACATATTTGGGTACGTATTCGTGGCAGCTTATGCGGTGATTAAGGAGGTTATTCGCCGCACTTGGGTGACCTTAGGATGGGCTAAGGGTCGTGACCCTGTGGATATCAGCGTATTTTTAGAAAAATTTGTCAGGGGGTATATAAAATACGTGTTGTTCCTGGTTCCCCCC